TTCGTCAGGCTACGCTAATAGATAAAGAGAAAAATTGGACGTATCTACCAGTTATGCTTTGGGAGGTTGCTGGTGATGAGTATACAAAAACTATCAATGACTCTGTTCAAAAACAAAGCAATTATGTTTTAGGCGCTATGCCTTTGAATTCGGACATATCAGTAAATCCACCAACAGTTGTAAATAATCTTATTACAAATAATGTTATTGATATTGGAGAAAATGTTTATTGGCTAACTAGGTATCAAGGATATCTTTATGCAAACGGTGAAATTATAAAATATGATGCTGCACAGTTTAATATAACTGGTGTAGGAAATGTTTGGATAACAAGCAATCAAGAGTATCAAAAGTATTTTTCTAATCTTCCATTTAACGGAAAGATATACCCAACTGGACTTTTAAGAATTTATGCTGTTCCCTACTATGAAACTATAAATGGTATTGAAAGAATGCAAAATGGACCAGTTTATGAACATGGCCGTGGTCAGTTCGGTACCACAGCAGCAGCACATTTTGCTGGACTAAATGATTATTGGTTTAATAATTTATATGCCAAAGTATGCAATATGCAGTCTCAGTATTTATTTACTACACAGATAGATCCATCTATTCCTAGTACAACAGTGGGCGCAGCTGGAATTGATAATTCATCATCCAAGTTAGCAGTAAGAAATGGTATTATTAAAAACTTTATGGCAAATAGTTATTTAACAGAAACTCAGGTAAATAGATTAAGGACTGTAGATTCTGGAACAATACAGTCATCTGCACTAGTAATGAACGGTGCATCTTTCGGAGCATCTGAAAACCCTATTAACTATATATCTTATGTTTATAAAGATTTATCAAATCCAAATATAGCAACATCATATAAAAATTTTGGAACAAGAATGAGAATTATTGGAAAAATAGAGAACAGTGAGTCTAGAGGTCAAACTCCTGTTGGCTCAGTTCCATACTATCAGGTTCCAGGAATAGATCCAAGCAAAAGCATAACAATAGGCGGTGGCTCTGGTGGCATTGCTGTTTTACTAAATCCACAAACAAATAACGGATATTATTTTGAAATAGTTGCTATGACAGAATCAAATGTAGAATCATACCTAAAGCTTAATAATTTAGGTGAATCTTCAATATCACTAAACAATGTTGTTTTTTATAAAATTAAAAAAGATTCATCAAATAATAATGCTATACCAGTTAAACTATGGGGCGGTATATCAAACATAGTTGTAGATGATGGTAAGTTTACAGGTCAGTATAGAATGGCAGCAGAGGAAATACCTACCGTATATGATCTATCTGTTGAGTATCAAGATATTGGAAGCACAAGACGCTTTTATCTTTATATAAATAACACCTTAGTAAAAGTTGTAGATGATACAGATCCGCTCCCAATCTATAATAATATGGCTTTATTTGTTCGTGGATCAGCACGAGTAATGTTTGAAAATGTATATGCTTTAGCACAAAACTATTCACAAAATTCTGTTTTTACAGCTGCAAGTTTGAATCAAAACTCTGCAACAATTGCATCTAATGCTTTTGGAGATAGCGTTATTGATGCAGATGAATCATTTAGAAAATACGCCATGAGCGGTATAATTAATTCAACATATTTATCAAACATTAGTTCTCAGCAGCCACCAAATTATAATATGTATTATGAAGAGTTTGGAACAATTATGCGTGAGTGTGCATATTTTGATATAAGATATGACCGTGCTTTTCCAGCTTTATATGCAAAAATGTCACCAACATTCAATAGGATAAAAGGCTATACCGTATCTGGGTTCCAGGCAGATTCATACGGGGCAGAGTTCCTAATATTTAATAATACTGATAAGGCTCTATCTTTAGATGAAACAACTGGAAATTATTTAAGAATACAAGGAGTAGCTTTTACACAAAATACAACACATGAGCTAACCGTAGATGAATATTTTGCTAAAAGGTCAAACTTTTCTACACCCCAACTAAGTGGAACATCAGTCGTGGTTTCTCCAAATATAGAAAAACAAAAGTATGATCAAATTAAAATAAGTAGACTTATATATGGAAATAATGAGTTTACAATAGATAGTCCATATATTCAAACAGACGATGATGCAAATAATTTAATGGGATGGATTATAGAAAAAATTATGGTTCCTAGAAAATCTATTGGTGTTGAGCTATATTCAATACCAACAATTCAGCTAGGAGATATCGTTACAATATCTTATCAAAATGAAGATGGTATAGACCTAGTTGCTAAACCAGACGAACGTTTTGTCGTGTATAATATTGAATATAGAAGATCAAATACAGGACCTTCAATGACATTATTTTTAAGTGAGGTATGATGCCAAAGTTAAATGGAATAGAAATACCACAAAATCTTTGGGATTCTTTAGGCCCAGATACTCAAAAACGATTTACGGGTAATCCAGAATATTCTGTTCCTTATTTTAATGAGGACGGTCAGTTAATAGGTATTGGATCGCAAAAAGGCATTCATTGGGGATGGGGAACTGTAAGATCTAATAAAAATGTTGTTTCTAATACTGGCCACAAACCTTATGCAAATATTCCAGATACTCCTCCGCCGTCTACTACATCAACCACTTCGTCAACAAGTAAAGGCTCAAGTTCAGTTTCACCTCAAAGTGAACCAGTAACTCCCGTGCCATTAACACCAAGTCTAATGTCAAATACATCTGTTTCTCCAATTTCAACGGTATCAAATCCAGAACCAGTAAGAACAGCCCCAATAGACACAATCCTGATAAATGAAAATAATATTCCAATAGATATAATGACAGACCTTATCTTTCAAAATATCGGTGGTCAAGAGTTAATTAATATTAGTAGAAATGATATTGTTAATGGACAAAAAATAATATATCAACCAATTAAGAATTTGTATAGAGTTCAGCAGGAGTTTAATCCTAATAATATTATTTCTTTACAGTCAACATCAGACAAGTACTTTGAAAATTTTGCAATAAAACTAAATAACAAGGTTCCTAATGTAGGATCTGGCCCTGGCGGTGCATATATATACATAGATACATCCAACGGTGATTTAGTTATTGAGTCTGTTAATCTTAATGAAGATGAGCAGGTAGAGCTAGAAATTGTGACTAGTGGTACAATATATGAGGCGGATTTATGATAACTAATAGCGGAAAATCTATAATTGGAAAATATTTGATAGGGCAGGCTCCAGCCTATGCTTCCTTTATTGCGGTTGGATGCGGTGCAAAACCTTTAGAAACATCAGACCCGTACGGAGATTATTCTGAAAAGCAAAACTTAGATTTTGAAATGTTTCGTGTTCCAATATCTTCAAGAGGGTTTGTAAATGAAGACGGTATAGAGAAAATTGTATTAACAGCAGAATTACCAACAGAAGAAAGATATGAAATAAGCGAGGTTGGATTATATTCAGCTGGATCAAATCCATCAGCAGGGGCATCAGATAGCAAAACTGTTTTTGCTTTTACACAGGGCGAAAACTGGCAACACCACACAGAATCTGCTGCAACAGCAATACCAACAATATCCCAGCCACTTGATGATCCAGAAGATGATAATATTATTGCTACAACAGATCTTGTGTTCCAAACAAATGCAAATAACTCTATCTTTTTTAAATCTCCTAGACCACAAAGATATGAAAGATGCAGATTTTTAAATAACATGATTCTTGTCAGGGGAGATGACTCTGATATAACCATAGATCCATCAACAGGATCTGCTGCAAATCATTTTTATATAGAGCCTGGATCCAATCATATTCATTTAACCAATCCAGATGTTAACTTTGGAAGTAATTCTCCAACAGATGAGCTTAGATTAGCATTTTCAATTATTAATAAAGATGGAGATTCTTCTGCTGCCCCAGACACTGTAAGAATATTGGTTGACTTTGCATCAACTGATGCAACTGATCCAGACAACTTTGCTAGATTTGAGATTGAGCTAGAAAATGGCACAGGTCCTGGACAATATAATATTGATGATAATAGATACTACGTAATTTCAAAGCAGTTTCAAGAACTATATATAACTCCTAACTTTACATGGAACTCTGTTACAGTGGTTAAAATTTATGCTTGTGCAATAGTTGATGATGTACCGTCCGATCAATACTATATAGCTCTAGATGCATTAAGATTAGAAAATGTATCTTCCACAAATGTCTTGTACGGTATGACTGGATATACTGTAATTAAAAATGCAGATGCTACTACAGTTATTAAATCTCCAAATACAAGTAATTATATTGAATTTAGATTTTCTGTAGGTGTTACATAATGCCAGATTCAGGAATTAAAAAGTTTAGGCAAACACGGCAACAGTTGCCACCAATAGATAGTACAACAGAAGGATATTCTGTTAGATATAGAATTGTTTCAGAAGATAGGAATAGGACTTCTCATTGGTCTCCAGTTTTTTTAATTCAGCCAGACTATACATATGTTCCAGGACAAATTAAAGTAACAAGTGGATCTCAAATTGCATCATTTATATGGGATACAGTTCCAATATTAAAATCAAAAACATCTTCTTCTACAATCGTATCTAAACAGCTTGAAGATAATATAGCACAGCTAACAACAAGTGGCGCACACTATATGTCTGTAGGAGACTGGGTA